CCAAGCCGACCTAATCCACGCGCTCCACATCGCCGCCATGCCCACTCTTGTGCTAGAGGGCTGGGACGACACGCTTGGATCGGCAACGATGGGCGTTAATTACGCGATTGCGATGACGCCTGGCAACAAGGCGTATTACGTGCAGGCTGACGCCACAAGTTTCGACGCGCAGATGGCTGAATTACAGTCTCTTGAGCTACAAATGTCCACGCTAGGTGTGACTAAGTTGTTCGGCCAAAAGTTTGTTGCCGAGTCTGCCGAAGCCAAGCGCATCGACCAAGCACAAAGCAACTCAGTGTTGTCGATTATTAGCCAAGAACTGGAAAGTGCGTTGAACCAGGCTTATCGACTAGCAGCTCGGTACGTGGGAATCGAACCACCCAAGGTTCGCATCGACCGCGACTTCGATTACTACCGCCTCATCGGCCAAGACATTTCAGTGCTGTCCGACCTCAACAGCAACGGCAAGATCAGCGACGAAATGCTGCTTGAAATCCTGCGTCGTGGCGAAATTCTGCCCGACAACACCGACGTTCAAGAAGAAGCAGCAAAGATTACCGCACAGGAACCGTCTGTTGTAGTTAATGAGAACCCTGTAGAATAGTATTGCTTTAATACAAAAGTCTCGTGTCTGAAGAACAGCAAGCAAATTCTCCTGTGGAGAGTGCCGCTGAGCAGCCTGTGGCTGACCTTACAAACCTTCAAAGCCAGCTCGACGCACTCAAAGCAAAGAATGCCGAGCTAATTAGCGAACGCCGCAAAGACAAGGAAAACCGCGACAAGCTCCAGCAACAACTGAGCGACATCGAATCCGCAAAGAAACAGGCGGAAGAGGCACGCTTGGCCGAATCCGGCGAGTACAAAACGCTGTGGGACGACGCGCAAACCACAATCTCCTCGCTAAAGGCAAGTCTGGCCGAAAAAGAAACCGAAGTTGAGCAAATTAAACAGGGGTATTCCAAAGAACAACTGCGTTCAAATATGCTCTCCCAGTTATCAACGGCTGGTGCGCTTGCACCTGATCAGCTGTATCGTCTAGTAGAGGATAATCTTCGCAGCAAAGACGGTCAGCCTGTGGCTGTTGTCGGCGGCGTCGAGACTCCGGTGGCGGAATACGTCGCCAACCTGAAAAATCCTGGCAGCGGTTACGAGCATCATTTTGCAGCTAGTAACACTGCCGGAATGGGTGTTACGGGCAGTGCCCGCGCCACCTCCCTTCCCGGCCAATCCAACCCGTGGTTGAAAGACAGCTTTAACATCACCGAGCAAATGATTCTTCTCGCTAAGGATCCAGACAAAGCTCGAATTCTTAAAGCTGAAGCCGGGAAATAGTCCTAGTGGGACGCCTGCCGTAAACCCTTTTTTAGGAGCCCATCATGGCTGCCATCTCTGAAAACTATTCCGGCGGAACATTCCTGTCGGATCTCGTCACCCGTCCCGAATTCCTTCAGTACACCTCTGAAGGTATTTTCGAGCAATCCAAGTGGGTGCAAAGCGGCATCATCCAGCGCAACGCCGCTCTGGATGCTCGTGCCGGTGGTACTCGCGTGCGCGTGCCTTTCCACGATCCCATCAACCCGACTGAGGAGCAAATCCTCAGCAACGCAACCTGGGGAACCGGCGGCGCAGGTTATCTGACTCCTCAAGGCACCTCAGCCGACGAGCAGATCATGACTCTGCTGCACCGTGGCTTCAGCTATGCGGCTGACGACCTCAGCAAGCTTGGTTCCGGCGCTGACCCCCTCGCCCATGTGCGTAATCAGCTGACCGCCGCCATCAACAAGCTGAAGACCTCCACCCTGAAGTCCCACCTGCTGGGTCTGTTCGGTGGCATCACCGCTGCTGGCGTCCTTGGGGCCAACCAGTACGACGCATCAGTGGCTGGTACGTCTGCTACCGAAGCCAACTACCTGAGCGTCGGCAACGTGATGCAGGCCAAAAACCTGCTGGGTGAGCGCGGCGAGGAGATCGACTCCATCGCAATGCACTCTTCTGTTGCTTACTACCTGCAACAGATCGGGATGCTGACCTTCAGCACCTCTGCACTGGCCGCTGCAGGCGCAGTGACCTGGGGCGCTGGTGGCGTGGGTGTCACTCAACCTGAAGTGGCTACTTTCGCAGGTCTGCGTGTCGTTATCGACGACCAGCTGAGCTTCTTGACTGGCGGTACTGCAACCCATGTGGTCAAGTATCCCGTCTACATGTTCAAGTCTGGTGTCGTGTCTGAGGGCATCCAACAGGATCTGCGCCTCGCCGCTGACCGCAACATCCTGTCTATGCAGGACGTGCTGGCTGTGGATTACCACTACGGCTTCCACATCACCGGCACCAAGTGGGCCGCCGCTGGCGACAACCCCACCAACGCTGCAACCACCGGCAACCTTGCCGATACCGCCAGCTGGAACTTGGTGTACTCAACCACCAAGATGGTGCCCATCGTGCGCCTTCTGGTCAACACCCCGTTCGACACCACCGCTTATTCCTGATAAGCTTTACTCGGTATTGGACGACCGGCCCCCGAAAGGGGGCCTTTTTATTGCCTCAAACGAGGCCCAACCGCATTTTTTCCTGCCGGTCAAACACTTCTTCACTACGCACGGTCATCTTGTACGACCGCAGCACCACCTGATTTGCAACGACGTAGCTGACCTTCAGCTCACTTGCAATCTCTGGAACGGTTTTACCTTTGTTACGCAGCTTTTGAATTTCTTTGACGACATCAGCAAACTTCCGTGGCTTTTCCGCCTTCGGCTCTTCCACTTTCTTTAGGCTAGTACCAGAGAATTCGCTTTTACGGACCGGCATGGATTTGGTGCGGCTTTTCATTACCAAGGATAATACAAAAAGATTTATCGACATTCCTGCTCACGAAGTAAGCGAAACACAGGCACAAATCGAACTAAACGGTGGAACGGTTTACCACGCTTGCGTCTTACCTAAACCAGCACGACGTACCAGAGCTAAACTCAGACAAAGGTGGTATTAAGCCGTGGCCGCAACAATCGACGCCACTCTCCAAGGAGCAGCAGCCAACAGCTATGTGACGCTGGCTGAGGCAAACTCCTACTTTGAAACCACACCTGATGATTCAACTTGGGTCAACAAAACTGACGATCAAAAGAACCGTTCACTTATCTCCGCTACTCGTTTTATCGATGATTTTGAGTTTTACGGGGACCGCTGCACTACCACCCAAGCACTCAAATGGCCCCGCAAGGAGTACAAAGTTGACGGCGTCGAACTCGCCTGCACATTTATCCCTGACGAAGTAAAAGTCGGCACCTTCGAACTGGCGCGTGCGCTTGCCAACAACCCCACCGCCCTGACGGGCAGCAAAGGCACTGACGGCACCTACGAAGAAGTAAAGCTGGGCGACCTCGAAGTCAAGTACAACACCGGCTCCCAAAACCCAGGGATGGTTAACACCATCCTTGACGTATTCCCTTGGGTCGCCACCTACATCGGTCCCTACACCAAATCCGGCGCTGCCAACCACGCCGTAAACCTGGAGCGAGGTTGATATGGCACTAATCGACGATATTTTTGGCGGCATCCCAGCACAGCTGATGGCTGACTGGGGCCAGGACATTACCTACATCAAAACCAACCTGCCCAGCAACTACAACCCAACCACTGGAACGGTGTATCAGTCTGAGACTGAGGTGACTGTGAAAGCGGTTATCACAAACGTAAACCCAAGCGAGTACGAGGGTTTGTACCAGACGACAGACCTCAAGGTGATGTTTGGTGCGGAGGAATTAGGCGACTACTACCCGACACAGGCTGACCGCATCCAATACACGCAAGCAGGCGAAACCCGCGAAGCCAAGTTGATAAACATTGTCACCGAGCGCGGCACCAAAGCTATTTTCCACACCGCAATCGCGAGGCCGCAGTGATGCCCAGAAAAAAGAGCCTGCAGCAACAAATCCGTGAACGTACTCAAAAAGCAGTTAGAGAGACTGCCGTTCAGATAATGAACGATTTAGCAGAAGCTGGTCCCGAATGGAGCGGCAGACTTAAAAACAACTGGGTTGCCGACACGTTCAGTGGGAACCAAAAAGTAAAAATCGGAAGGAGTACAGGCTACCCTTACTCTCGTAGTTCCGTACCGGCACTAAAAACAGATATTAAGTCAGCAGAAGCCACTCCCGTAAAAGTAGAGATAACAAATAAAACCGAGTATTTTGCTTATGCAGCAGATCTCATACCGGGTAAATTTTGGCCCAAGGAAGAAGGACCAAAAGGTGCGTTTACTAGAGGTAAACGCAGCACCAGTGATACCGGCGTCGGGTTCCGTGGTGATTTAAGCGGAGATGGCATGAACATATCAACAGCACCACTCGATTGGTACAACAACTACCTAAAAGGTGGCGGTCTTCAAAAAGCTACGCAAAGTAGCATAAGGATTGGTTTTAGAGGTTAGCGCCCATGGATTATCAAGCTATCCGTGCCGCAATCGAAAA